AGACTCTTCAATCTCGTGACGAAGACGGAGCCTGTTTTCGTTCACGCAAACGGGAAGTCGATCATCCCCCAGGAGCTGCTCGATGGAGCTTCAGATTGAGACGACCAGCACCTGCAACGCCAAGTGCAGCTTCTGCGTCTACCCGGTCGCTGGCAGAGCGGGAGGGCTCATGGCGATGTCTCTCTTCAAGGGCATCATCGACGAGGCTGCGGGCATCCCGGTGATTGACAGGTTCGTCTTCCATGGCCTGGGAGAGCCACTGCTGGACCCACACCTGGAGGACCGTATCTGGTACGCACGGTCGAAGAAGCCACAGGCCCACAGGGAGATCTTCACGAACGGGGTCTACCTTGCGCCGGAGAAGTTCGAGGCCCTGAAGGCCGCCGGGCTCACCTCCCTCACGGTCAGCGTGAACGCTGTCCGGGCGGAGCAGCACGAGAAGATCATGGGACTGGTCGGTAAGTTCGATACGGTTCAGAAGAATGCACGCTACGCGATTGACAACCAGGGCGACTGCGCAGTCCACATCCACGCCGTGAAGAACGACGACAGCTTCACCAGGGAGGATGTTCCGGTCTTCTACGCACAGTGGGGGAACCGAAACTTCGGGGGCCACGGGATATGCATCGTCGAGGGTAACTGGGCGGGGAGCAACCGCACCCAGCACCGCAACTGGAAGCCGAACGAGTCGTGCTACCGTGCGCTCGGCCAGATGTACATCCTCTACGACGGCAGGGTCTCCATGTGCTGCTTCGACCCGACCGGCAAGACGATCTTCGGAGACCTGAACAAGCAGACCATCCGGCAGGTCTACAACAGCAAGGAGTACCTCAACTTCCGTATCGCGCACGACCAGGATCGTGCCGACGAATACCAGCAGTGCCGCGACTGCACGAGGATTTGATGAGCAGTGATGAGACTGGAGGACAAGTGAAGGGCAAGGAGCTGGACGGAATGAAGGCGGTCCTTGTGACCCCGACGTATGGGAATGTTGACCCCATGTGTGCAAAGGATCTCAGGGTCGCGACAATGTCGGCATCGAACCATGGGCTCTACTGGGCCGGGGACGCCTCTGCGAACAAGGTCGGGTTCTCGGCGGCCCGCAACGAAGGGGCAAACCTGACATGGCTCATGGGCAAAGACGAAACAGACGGGGCGATGTGGGTTGACTCCGACATCAGGATGGGGCCAGACGCCATTCTCCGCCTGCTTCACTCCGTCAGAGACAACAAGGCCGACTTCGCGACCGGCGTCTACCACCAGCGCGGGGCGATGTACACGCCGGTCTTCTACCACTTCAGCAAGAACAAGAAGAAGTTCCAGCCGTTCACGAACTATCCTTTGAACTCGTGGTATCCAGTCGAGGGCTGCGGGTTCGGGTTCGTCTGGACGAGCTGGACCCTGCTCGATAAGATCCGCAACCTGAAGACCTTCAAGGAAAGCGAAGGATGGTTCCCGGACAAGAGGGACACGGACGACGGGTTCGGTGAGGACCTTGAGTTCTGCATGCACGCCATGAACGCGAAGGTCCAGTTGTACGTCAACACCTCGGTGCTCCTTGGCCACACTGGAGAGCCAAGGATCATCTACAGGGAGGACTTCCTGGCGGAGCATGAGAAGTGGCTGGCCACGCCGGAAGAGGAAAGATCGAAGGTCGTTCCAAAGACATGGGGAGTGAAGAATGAGACTGAGTGACAGCGCAATCCTTCAGGCCTACCAAGACGACGCGGGCCCAAGGATGCATGACTTCTACATCTGCTACAAGTGCGGACGGATCATCACGAGGGAGCAGGAGAAGGCCGTATGGAAGTCCGCCAGCAGCGGGAACCTCGAAGGTGGAGCCTTGAAGCTGTGCGTGTGCGGAAGCCAGAAGTACTCTCCCACTCGACCGCATGGGCTTGACTGGCTCGTCCCGAGGGTCGCGTCGTATACACTGAAGTTGGTCTTGGCGCGGGGGTTGGCCCCGTGGCTCGACAAGAACTTCCCGCAGGCGCTCCCGGTCGTCGAGTTCCTGTGCAGGCCGAAGGAGGCGTGAGATGGCGAACTACGAAAACAAGGGCAACAGGTACACGGCGATCTTCGTGAAGCAGCGCGTCAAGGGGGGCGGCGAGGAGTACGTCCGGGCCCCTTTCGAGATGGTCCGCTTCAACGTGGACGACAACCCTGACGCCGTCCAAGAGATCGTTCCGCTCGGAGAGCTGCGCCAGACGCCGGACGGGTCGAAGCCGGACGGGTCGAAGGTCTACGAGAAGATCTGGATCGTGGACCAGGTCCCGTTCAGCGCGAAGACCTCCTTCGGCAACCTGACCTGATCCCATGAACGTCGAGGAGATGCTCCTCCGCGAGGAGGACTTTGTACCCCACGCGTACCAGGACCACCTCGGCTATTGGACGATTGGCATCGGTCGGCTGATCGACAAACGCCGGGATGGTGGCATCTCCCGCGAGGAGGCGCTTCTCCTTCTACGCAACGACGTGAAGCGCATCCGCCAATCCTTTGACGAGGGGATCCCATGGTGGACCGACCTCAACAGGGCGAGGCAGGCCGTCCTCATTGGGATGGCGTACCAGATGGGGGTGCCGGGACTCATGGCGTTCCGCAACACGCTTGCCGCCCTGCACAACGAGGACTACGCTGCAGCAGCAAGAGGCATGCGGGCCTCCAAGTGGGCCCGCCAGACCCCTGGACGCGCAGAGCGCATGGCCAAACAGATGGAAACGGGGAGGTTCGCATGAAGGAGCCGGGAAAGCCGGGGGAGCCGTTCACGTATCTGTTCGCTCAGCCTGGAGACATCGTCTTCGCCAGGGGGACGGCCCTGCTCGGTCGCCTGATCCGCTGGGCCGAACAGTCGAAGGGGGAGGGGGAGTCGTGGGCGAACCACGTCGGCGGCGTCACCAAGCCTGGGTATCTCGTTCCTCCGGCGAACAAGGTCACGGCACTCGCGAGCGTTTCCGAGGCCCTGTGGCACGTCGAAGAGAACGTCTGGTGGGATCGTCACTCGCACGAGCAGGGCTACGCCGTCGCTGTCTTCCGCCCCAGGCTGTTCTCCGGGAATGAGGGAGTGGACAGGGTCGTCGAGAACTGGCGGCGGCGTACCGGGAACGGGTATGGCTGGTGGCGCTTGCTGACCTTCTTGGGGGAGAAGCTGACGGGTGGATTGATCCCGTTCTCGAAACTCCACTTCCAGGACGCCAGGGTCGTGTGCTCGAACCACATCGCCCTTGGACTGGAGAAGGACGGGATCCACATCAACGAGCATGACCCAAACGAACTCGACCCGGACGAGTTCCTCGACTACGTGCTGTCTGAGCCGGAGAAGTTCCAGTTCGTCGGGCAGACGATTGTTCCTGCTGGGAGGCCAATGTGAGCCACTGGTACGAAGAGCCTCGCTGGTCCAGGTTGTTCTGGATCGTTCTCGTCTTCTGCGTGTTCGCACTCACCTGTGGAACATTCGTCGGGTGCGGGTCCTGGCCGCCCGGCGGCGGGCAGCCTCCGGGGCCCCCGACGCCTCCCCCCGACCCACCGTACACGGAGGCCTGCCAGGCCCTCCTCGACCAGGGCCTTCCATGGTGCCACGAGGCCATTCCCGTCATGACGTGCGGTGAATGCGTCCACAATCCCGGCACGGACCCCAGGGCCTGCGAGAAGGCCTCTCCCTGCCCCGTAGAGCCCCCTCCGGTGGATCCCCCTCCCGTGGACCCTCCGCCGCCCGCTGAGGGCTGCTCCTTCCCCCAGGGGGTTCCCAACAGCGACTTCACCATGGGCCCGGTGCTGACCCAATACGCGGCCACCGTCAACACCGCAATGAAGGAGATCACGGGATGCGACATCGGAACCGACTGTCCGACCGGGATGGCGCCGGACGAGTGGATGCACAAGGTGATCGACGCGGTGAAGCTGACGGGTTTGTGTGCGGGCCGTCATGTCGATACCACCCCAGGTGGGACGGACGAAATCGCGGTGGCGGCGAAGTGTACCGACCCGTGGGAGGGCTACAAGATCTACAACTACGGCGGAGGGAAGGTGATCTGGAGCCCGAATGCGAACCGCCCAAGCTGGACAGTTACACCCGGTCACTGTTCCGGCGGGCCGGTCGAACCGCCACCTGTTGATCCTCCTCCAACAGGGGAGTGCCCCGCGCCGCACCCGGACCTCACCCGTATGAAGCTCGACTGCGGCGAGCACAACGGCATCCTCGACTGCACCTGGAAGACGGTGAACCAGTGCCAGTTCTGTGAAGACATCGGGATGGGCGAGTTCAACGGTCAGCCCAGATGCGGTTGCCCGGTGAGGCAGGAAGGGACCGAGGAGCGTCCCGTGTGCGAGGCCGAGCTTTGCGCCCAGAAGTGGGAGTGCAACGGTCAGCCCTACCCGCCATACAAGGGCAACCCGGCCCAGAGCAACTGCCGTGGGCACTGGAAGACCTGGTGCTCCGCTCCCGGATCGACGGCGGTGCTAGAGGGAGATCGGTAGTGGACAAGGACACCCGCCTGATCGTCATCGCCTTGGGGACTCCATTGGTGATGGCGATTGCCGGGTGGGTGAACTCCAAGGCCGAGACCGCGAAAGCCGAGAAGCAGGCGATGAAGATGTCGGATTCGTTCCAAGAGTACATCGAGTACGTCATGGAGCAGAGAGGGTGTGAACCGTGAGCAGAGACCTGACTGACATGCTGGTGAAGAAGACGATCCCCATGGGCGGTGGTGTGCTCCAAGAGGTTCGTCTCTTCAGCGACTCCACGATCCAGAAGCACATCAACGATGCGCTGGCTGCGGTCCCTCCGGACAAGAGGGGAGCCATCCTCAACGTGCGGCTGGACGAGAACAAGACAGCCGCTGTGATGGCGGCGCGGCTGAACGACAACTGGTCCATGGGCCTGGTCGTCGAGCGTACCCACGCGGGAGACTTCTCGGGCGGGGCACAGGTAGCCTTCGAGTGGTAATCTGAAGGACGGGAGGCGTGAATGCTGAGGAAGGTTGTAGAGACGGTGTTGGCTGCTGCCGTTGCCTTTGGTAGCACCTTGGGCCCGCTCTGGGAGGGTGGGGTCTCCCCACAGGAATGGACGGCATGTGCGGTTGCCGCCTGCGTGTCCGCGATGGCCCTCGTTCGCCAGCAGCCAGCAAGGAAGTGAAATGGAAAGAGATCTCCTCAGTGCGGCGGCTGTACTTGCGGTCTTGATCGCGCTAGTGGGGTTCCTTGGCCGCTACTGGTTCAACACCATCAACAAGTCCTTGGAGAAGACGAACGACAGGCTCGGCGTAGCCAGGGAGCAGAGATCAGAGCTGAAGGGCAGGGTTGACGAACTCATGCACGAGCACGACTCGATCAAGGACGACATCAGGG